ATTTGAAAATAAATATCATATTAAGCCAATCCTACTAAACGAGGAGGCAGTGAAAGAACTAAGAATCGGAAAATAAGGAGAAAGGAGGCAAAGAATGAAAAGTTATTTCTCACACGATAGCAACGCAAGAAATTCGGATAAATTAATGAAGGTTCGAATGGGGTTAGGTGCTGAAGGTTACGGAATCTTCTTCATGTTGATTGAACGATTAAGAGAAGAAGAAGATTATAAAAGTACAGTCGATTACACTACACTAGCCTTTGATTTAAGAGTAGACCCCGAAAAAGTAAAACAAGTTGTTGAAAATTACGACTTATTCAAAATTACGGAAGATGGTAAATATTTCTATTCCGATAGCTTTAATGAGCGAATGGAAATGATGGACGCAAAAAGAAAAAAACGAGCAGAAGCAGGGAAAAAAGGCGCAGAAAAACGATGGGAAAACAGGCAAAATGATAGCAATGCTATAGCAATGCCAAAGGAAAATGATAGCAATGCTATAGCAATGCCAAAGCAAAGCCAATGCGATACTAATGGCGAACTAATGGCATTTGATGGCAATAAAATAAAACTAAATAAAATAAAACTAAATAAAACTAAATTAAATAAAAATAAAGTAGTTGTAGTAGCAGAAAATGACGAAGCTGAAAACCTAGCAGACGAACCAGCAACAACAACTGAACAAAAACAAATTTCTGATGTTTTAAACTTTTATGAAAATCATTTTGGAATGACTAGCGACTATATTCGTCAATCGATTTTGAAATGGTGTAATGATTTAAACCCTGAACTCGTTAAACGAGCGCTAGAAATATCAGTTGAGGATAATGTTTTAAAATTCAGATACGCAAACGCGATTTTGCTGGATTGGGCGCATAAAGGCGTTGACACTATAGAGAAAGCACTAGCGGAGGGCAACGCTAGACAAAAACCAAAACAGAATAACTACAACAAGCCTAGCGGTTACGTTGAGATTGTACCCGACTGGGCATAATAACAGGAGGATAAATGAGCGAGGCAGAAAAAGAAATACAGTTTTACAAGTCTAATCCAAACGAATACGCAAAACTAGTGAAACAAATCGCTAACTTAAAAACAACTGATGAAGGTTATCTTGAAAGAAAGAGAAAATTTATCCAGGGAGCAAAAGAAAGAGAGGGAGCAACTAATAAATAAATGTTCAGAACATCTAAGTACAACGCTAAGAAAGTAGAAATTGACGGTATCAAGTTTGATAGTAAAGCAGAAGGTGATTATTACTTACACTTAAAGCAACAAGTGGCGGAACGTCAAATCTTAGGGTTTGAACGACAAAAAAGAATGTTGCTACAAGAAGGCTTTAGCGTTGAAGGAGTCAAAGGGAAAATCAGGCCTATCTTTTATGTAGTTGATTTCATCGTAACGGAAAATGACGGCACGATAACTTATATAGACGTGAAAGGTGTAGAAACCGACGTATTCAAGCTAAAGAAAAAGCTATTTATGAAACGATACAATACCGCACTACTGAAAGTTAAAAAGACAAAAGGAGGGTGGCAATATGAGTAAACAAATGACACTGATTGAAAGGGTAGTCCTATCGCTTATCCCAGTTAGTGACGAACGAAGAATAAACAGAAAAGTGATTATGGAGAAAACAGGGCTTTCTGAAAGACGAGTAAAGGAAATCGTAAAACAATTAGTCAACAATTATGGAATTGTGATAATTGGATTAAGAAGCGGACGGACTGGATATTTCATCCCAGTAACTGAACAAGCACGACAAGAAGGGGTATTGCCACTCAAAGCGCAAGCAATCGAAGAATTAAAAAGAGTAAACAAAGTTCAAAAGGGAAACCTAGACGAATGGAAAAAATATATAGGAGATGTAGAAAATGAAAAATGAAGCTGAAATGATAGGGATTAACATTAAATGTGCTTTGGTAAGAGCAGGATATACATGTAAGAGTTTTTCTGAAAAAACAAGAATATCAGAAGGAACTTTATCAAGAATCATAAATGGAAAAAACGATGCAAGAATTTTTACGCTTTTAAGCATTGCTAAGGCTTTAAAAATAGATGTTAAAGAATTTTTTGAAGGTTTATAGAAAGGGGAATACAAGGATAATGATTAACAACGTAGTATTAGTAGGACGATTAACAAGGGATGTAGATTTACGCTACACATCGAACGGAACGGCATACGCTAGTTTTACGGTAGCGGTTGAGAGAAACTTTAAAAATCAAAACGGCGAAAAGGAAACAGATTTTATCAACTGCGCAATGTGGCGTAAGGCGGCGGAAAACTTTGCAAACTTTACACACAAAGGCTCACAGGTAGGAATTGAAGGCCGCATCCAAACACGCAACTATGAAAATCAACAAGGGCAAAAGGTGTATGTGACAGAGGTACTAGCAGAAAACTTTAGTCTACTAGAATCCCGTAACGCTACAAGTCAATTAGAGGGCAATAGAGAGAGTTTTGAAGGCGGACATGTAAATACATTCAACGGGAATAAAAACGCGAATACAAGCGGAAATTTTGCAAATAACGACGTGTTTACGTCCGACGGAGATGTGTTCGATGTACAAGATTCGGAATTACCGTTCTAAAGAGGGATAAAACATGGATAAAATTAAAATATATGTCATTAGAGACGCGAAGAGTCCTCAATGGTACTTTCAACGTATCGAAGACTACTCAAGCATGATGGGTTATCTTGCAAAGAATCATCCACGATATACGCATAAATTTACAACTGACATTAAACAAGCGATGCATTTTAAAACGCCAAATGAAGTTTTAGAGTTTATCAAAGAACATGCTATTGAAGGGACTATCGTTAAGGACCCGTATCAAGAACGAATTAGCAAAACGGCTTTTAAGTACATGGGTGAGAATTACGGTGAAGCTATTACGTACATTCATGGAATGGTAGAGGGTTCAAACGAAAAGATGTTAGCTGCTTCTAAAGCGTTAAAAGTAAATGCGAATACGTTGATTAAATTTATGAAAGACCCGTATTCAGTTGCAGCTCATATTCGAGATCGAATTGTAGAGAATTTAGTAAATCTAGAAAAGGTGGTGAAGTCAATTGGCTAAAGATGAATTTGAGAAGTTAAAAGACGATGTCCACTACTTAATCGTGGCACATTGTAAGTACAAGGATATGTCAATGTATGACCGAGCGTTGAAACAGTTCCAGGAAGATATTGGATACGGCCAGTTAGAAGATATGAGTTACGATGAGAGATTCGCGTTCTTGGTAGGATTTGAAACAGCGCTCAAGACAGTAAAACGTGTCAATCTAAAAGTATGCCATAAGAGATTGGATAAACCACTTGAACAAGGTGGATTAATGAGTGCGACTTAAGGAGGAGAAAAAATGAAAGATGAAAAACCGATGGAAGAGTTAGTAAAGATAGTAATTGATTTCCGTGTTTTCATGAATAATTTAGCTGATGAATTAGCAAAAGCATTAGCTGATATTAAAGCACCTGTTGAAGAGGAAGATACATGGGAGATGAAATGCCCGTATGAGTATGGGGATAAACATTATTGTATCCAATCGAGTGGAGACGTTTTTTTAGATTCTTGGCGTGACATAGAGGCTGATTATAGTTTTTTTAGTCAAGGTAACATCTTCAAAACAAAACAAGCAGCAGAACTAGAAGCAAAACGCAGAAACTTACTAACACGATTCAGAGCGTTTCGAAATGAATGCAATGGGGATTGGGAGCCTGATTGGGAAAGCAATAATGACAGAAAGCATTATATTTGTTTTCATCGAAAGGGGAATTGGAAACTTATTCAACTGGAGTATGTAACGACTTTCAACTATTCGGATTTTTCAAAAATAAAGAAGACGCCCAACGTGCAATCGACCTATTTGGTGATGAAATCAAAGAATTGTTTGTGGAGGTGTAAAGATGAATTTACAAGAAAACGCACGGATTAAAGAAGCAGTAAATAAGCCTAGTCACTATGTAGGTGAAAAAGGATTAGAAGTGAAAGAAGTACTTGAAAATTTTGTTAAAAATAAAAAAGGCATGGAAGCTCATAGATGGTGTAGCGCTGTGGAATACTTATTAAGATATGCTGAAAAAAATGGAGTCGAAGACTTAAAGAAAGCTAGAAAGAACATTGAGTGGTTGATTGAAGAAGGGTAGGAAGAAAAAGGGAAAGGGGAGGTGTGTAAATGTCAAAATCGATACAGGATGAAATCATGGACTTAAAAGAGCAAGGTTTGAGCTGGGTGCAAATTGCAACTAGGCTCAATCTTGCAAGTATGGAAGTCGCTCGAGGCAAGGTCAGAGGTACACCACGTTACAAAGAATTTCAACAAAGGCAAGGAGTAAATGTTGAAAAATCTCAAACCAGAGAATTTAATAACGATGGTTCAATCGGGTCTCAAATCAGAGTAAGACAGCAAGAACGAAAAGTATTCTCTAATGAGGAGCTTATTCGATTACATGGATTCAATCCTGATGAGGTTAAACTAAAAACAGCAACATCTAATGAATGGACTACTCCGACCAACGGAGAAACTTATTATAATTATCAATCTAAAATCGTTGTAGTGCCAAAAAGATGGGATATGTCCGATCAAGATGTTAAGAAAATCTTTGGAGATATTCCCCAACGTAAAATCGAATTATTAGATAAGGGAATTCCAAATGAATACTTATTGATTCCTTTGTCAGATTTACACTTTGGGCATAATTCTCATCTTGATTATTTGAAATTACAGAGAGAAATTGCGGAACGTATTATGAATCGCTATAAGGAAATCCTTATAACGCTACACGGAGATTATTTTCATGTTGATAATTTTCTGAATACAACTGAAAGAGGAACTAGAGTCGATGATGTCGACTTTGAAGCTGGATTAAAAGCTGGTTATGATTTCCTTAGTCCATTGCTCGATTTAGCGTTAGAAAACAGTCCGAATGTTAAAGTCGTGTACTTAAAAGGGAATCATGCTCCAAGTGTGGATTATTTATTTGTGAGTATGCTAGAGCATATATATCCTCAAATAAAATTCGATGTCGCAATCAAAGAATTTAAACATGCATGGTTAGGCAATCACTCTATATTCATGCATCATGGCGATAAAGTGAAGTCGCCTAATAAATTATTTGAGATTATGGTCTCACATTTTGGAGAGGAATGGGGGAAAAGTCAATCAAGATATTTGATTACTGGGCACTTTCATCATGAGAAATCACTATCGTTTGCAGGGTTAACTTGGTATCAACTACAAAGCCCTAGCAAGCACTCGAGCTACGATAAAACATACGGATATGACACTAGCGAATCAGGGCAAATGCTTTTTGAGTTTTCAGAAACGAAAAGGAGTGCGATTTATTATGTATAAGAAAAGGAGAAAAATATGGAACTAACTTTATATTTAGAAAATGGGGAAGAACTAGTATTTGAAAATGTGACTGATTTTGAACCAGTATCATACGTGAAAGGCCTTATAAAATTCAATTATATAAGTGTGCATGACGGTAAGAAGAAAAAGGCGTTTTTTAATATCAGCAGTTTTGTAGGTTTATCAGTCGATAAGGAGGATTTTGATGTTAACAGTTTATTCTAGACCAAATTGTATGCAATGTGAGATGACTAAGATGTGGCTCAAACAAAACGATATCCCTTTCGAAGCCGTGGATATTGAAGCAAATCCAGGAGCGTTGGAATTACTCAAACACTATGGATACAGTTCACTTCCAGTCGTTGCTATTGACGATGAATTGAGCGACGAATCAAAAACATGGTCAGGATTTCAAATTGAAAAATTAGAAGCTTTATTGTGAGGTGGATAATGGAAGATAAAGGTTATTACAATCTACGTGCTGGAATCATAGAAAGAACTGTTGAAGATTACAAGATAGCATTAAGGCGTTTGCTTTCAAAACGTGTAGTGGATTCTAATTGGAATTTGATAGAAACACGTTTCAAGAAAATATATCATCAATCAGCATGGAATATGAAAATGGACTGCGAGCGGTTCTTTTTCAGTCAATATTTTGATTATTTATCAGATACTGAAGACTTTGGACCAACGCTAGTCAAAAGAATTAGAGAGGATGTGAAGAATGGGCATTAAACATCAATTAAAACAAATTCGTTTAATCGATTTGGAAGTAAAATCAAAAATGGAAGAGTTAGACCGCTTGAATAATTCGTTCTTGAAATCTCCGTCTCTAAAAGAAATAAATGTTCAAGAATCAAAAGTAAGTTTAAAAGACGATGCATACGTTAAAATCATCAATTTGAATGATTACATTAATGACCAAGTAGACAAATTGATTGATTTAAAATATGAACTAATCAAAGCGATTGAACAATTAGATAATTCTAGAGAGCGAACAATCATTTGGATGAAATATATTTCTTCTAAAGGCTGGGATGAAATCGCTGAAGAATTGAAAATATCTAAAACAACACTTTTCATTCTTCATGATGAAGCTATTAAAAAAATAGATTTAATCTGTACTAAAAAAGGTGTTTCTGTACCAAGTAGTACTAATGAATCTATGATATAGTTATGATGTGAAAAGATGTGGAAAGAGATATTCTTTTTTCTCGTGGTTTAGATTCCTTTATTTTTTTTCCTCTCAAGCCCTCCAGCTTGAGGGGTTTTTGTATGCAATGAAACGAGGTGATGGAAAATGGGATGACCGAAAAACAACAGAAATTTGCCGATGAGTACATCATCAGCTTGAATGCTACTCAGGCTTATAAAAAGGCTTATCCGAATGTTAAGAACGATGATGTCGCAAGAGCGAATGGAAGTCGATTGCTTGCAAAGGCTAACATAAAAGCCTATATAGATGAACAGCTAGAAAAACTAAAGTCCGAACGTGTCGCAGATCAGCAAGAAGTGCTCGAGTTTTTAACGGCAGTCATGCGTGGTGAAATCACAGAGCCTTTATTGGTTCTTGACGGTGACGGATATCAAAAAGTCATGGATGCTAAACCGAATGTGTCCACGAGAAAGAGTGCAGCGGTTGACCTTGGCAAGCGTTACGGTTTGTTCGTGGATAGGCAAGAAATCACTCAAAAGAATATCGACATCAAAGTAGGGGATTGGGATGACGACGAAGACTAATCCGAAAATCAACATCATCATCGATCGTCCTAATCGTGTTTTTAATAAGCATATCTATGAACATCTATTTGACTACGACACCTTCACAGAGGTGCATTACGGAGGGGCTTCGTCTGGTAAAAGCCATGGAGTTTTTCAAAAGATAATTCTTAAAGCGCTCAAATCATGGAACAAACCACGGAAAATATTAGTGTTGCGTAAGGTTGCCTCTACGGTACGTGACTCAGTGTTTGCGGATGTTCAAGCGACATTATCTTATTTTGGGATACTTAATTTGTGCAAGGTTAACATGAGCGCTTTTCGTATCGAACTACCGAATGGGGCGGAGTTGATTTTCAAAGGGATGGATAACCCAGAGAAAATTAAGTCCATCAAAGGCATTTCCGACGTGGTCATGGAAGAAGCGTCTGAGTTTACCCTTGATGATTACACACAGCTAACGTTGCGTTTAAGGGATAAAGTGCATAAACAGAAACAAATCTATTTGATGTTTAACCCGGTATCCAAAGCAAACTGGGTATATAATGCTTTTTTTGTGAGAGATCCTAAGAATACAGTGGTTTATCAAACGACGTATAAAGATAATCGTTTCTTGGACGACTTAACTAAAGAGAATATCGAGGAACTAGCCAACAGAAACGAAGCGTACTACAAAATTTACGCTTTAGGTGAGTTTGCGACACTTGATAAATTGGTATTCCCTAAGTATGAAAAACGATTGCTTAATAAAGACGAGTTGGCGCACTTGCCAGCTTTTTTTGGTCTTGACTACGGTTTTATCAATGACCCATCAGCCTTGCTTCATGTAAGGATAGACGATGCTAACAAGCGCTTATACGCTGTTGAGGAGTTTGTAAAAAAAGGATTGACGAATGACAAGATAGCAGAAGCGATCAAGGCGCTTGGATATGCTAAAGAGCAGATACGAGCAGATAGTGCTGAAAAGAAATCGAATCAGGAATTGCGAAATCTTGGAATCCCTCGGGTTGTTGATGTGCAAAAAGGTCCTGGATCAGTTATACAAGGTATTCAGTATCTCTTACAGTACGATTGGATTGTTGATGAAAGATGCGTGAAGCTGATTGAAGAACTTGAAAATTATACTTGGAAGAAAGACAAGAAGACAAATGAGTACATTAATGAACCAGTAGATAGCTATAACCACTGCATCGATGCGATTAGATACGCTTTGCAAGACAGAATATATAAATCAAACATCAAACTATTTAAAGGAGGTTTTTAAAAATTGGCAAAAGTTTTTGTTAATAAACGGAAAGTCATAACGACAACAAGCGATGTAATAACTGAGGAAGTTGTAACTGAGGCAGTTAGATTACACATGAGTAAATTAGTAAAAAACTACATTGAGAGCGAGGACATGTACCTCTCTCAGCACGAAGTTTTGAAAATGGCAAAAAAAGATAGCTGGAAACCCGACAATAGATTGGTGTTTAATTATGCGAAGTACATTGTCGATACGTTTACAGGCTATCAAATTGGTGTTCCAGTTAAAATCAAACATGAAGACGAGAACGTGAACGAGTTTGTCTCAAGTTTCCGTAAAATCAATGACATGGAAGACTCAGAGTTCGAGCTTGCAAAAATGTCAAGCGTGTTCGGACATGCTTTTATTTATGTGTATCAAGATGAATATAAACGAACTAGAGCGACATACAATAGTCCGATTAATATGTTTATCGTCCATGATAACAGTATTGAGGAAAGACCATTATTTGCCGTGAGATATACGTTTAATGAAAACAATCAAACAGGAGTCGGACAGGTTATCACAAACGATGAATTGATTGATGCTACATTTACAACTGGTGGGGCGGTAAGGTTTGGTGAACGTACTCAACACATTTACAACTCAATCCCAGTAGTTGAATTGATTGAAAATGAAGAGCGACAATGTATTTTCGAGAGTGTGAAAACATTGATTAATGCTTTAAATAAAGCAGCAAGCGAAAAAGCGAACGATGTAGACTACTTTGCGGACGCTTATTTGAAAGTTCTAGGAGTAGAGCTACAGGAAGAAGACGCTAGTCAGATTAGAGAGAATAGAATTTTCAATCTATGGAAGAATGGCGACGGTGCTTTGCCAGAAGTTGCTTTCCTTGAGAAACCAAGTTCAGATACAACGCAAGAGAATTTGATTAGTTTATTGAAAGAGTCTATTTTCGCTATCTCAATGGTAGCCAATATGTCTGAGTCTGAGTTCGGTAACTCGTCTGGTACGGCTCTTGCTTTCAAACTGCAAGCGATGGATAACCTTGCTCGAATGAAGGACAGAAAACTTCAATCTGCATTCAACCGCTTGTATCAAATCGTGTTTAGTGTGCCTTTAACGACTGTTTACGAGGACGCATGGAC